AGACAACTGGCCCAAATAAGAAAGAAAAAACATGAACAGATACGAAGACGAAGAAGAGTTTGAAACAGAGGAAGAGGCTCCTAAGCCTAAGCCCCGTCGTTATGCCGATGACGAGGACACTCAGGATGAAGAGCCCGTACGTAACAAGAAGCGTGTTGAGGAAGAAGCTGAACCAGCTGACGCTAGCAAGATCATCCGTAGAGGATGGGGTGCTGCCGAACAAGCCAAGACAGCGGACTCCCCTTACGCACAGAGACTGCGCGTTACCGACGACCCGGTAATCATCAAGTTCATTGAGGACGAGCCGTACGCGACTTACAGACAGCACTGGATTGAGCGTAACGGGCAGAAGTCCTTTACCTGCATTGCCGACATTGACCCCAAAGGTTGCCCGCTTTGCGATGCTGGTAGTCGCCCCGCTACGCGGTTTGCGTTTAACGTGGCACTGTTGTCCAGTGATGGAGAAGCCACCATCAAGTCCTATGAGGTAGGCCCACGGGTCATAGATCAGTTGAAGAACTTCCATACTGATCCTCGTCAGGGTCCACTGTCGAAGCACTACTGGGCGGTTAGCCGTACCGGCAAGGGGCCAACCTCAGCAACTAACCACCAGTTGGTTAAGGAGCGGGACTTGGAAGAGTGGGCGCTAGAAGCCATTGATGAGGCTTCAATGAAGTCCCTCAAAAAGCAGGCATACGGACCTGACATCATTCAGATACCGTCTCGTAAGGATCTCTCGCAGATCGCTCTCGAAGATCTATCGGAGTGACAATGAGTGAGGTTGTTGACTTCGTGGGGGGCTTAAAAGCCCCCCACGTTGTTACATCTATCGAAGAGTTACAAGAAATTGTGAAAAAGGTGCAAGAAGTTGGCGCCTTCTCTTTTGACGTAGAGACACGCGGTATAGTAGAACGCCATAAAGATGTTCTTGATTGGATTGAGGATGAGTGGAAAGAGCATTCATCTAATTTAAAAACTACGTCTGAAGACATATTAAGAAGATCAAAAGAAGCAATTGTCGCAAGATGGGCAACAACATTGGCCCTAGACCCAATGCGCAACGAAGTATTTTGGATTGGGATTGCAACAGAGGGAGCATCATGGGCAATACCGATGGGTCATCCAAACGGGGAGATACTTGTACCAGAAGAGCGCGGAGACGGGACAACAGTTCCGCCATCTGGCTATCGGAAGGTATTAGCAAATGGCAAGGAATCAATGGCCAAAGCTCGATACCATATCCCCGCCGTGTTTTCCGAAGCACCGGCCCAGCTTTCTAAGACAGAAGTATTTGAAGCTCTAGAGCCAATATTTTTTGATGACTCAATCGTAAAGGTTGGGCATAACGTAAAGTTCGCTAGATCAATACGTAAGTACTATTCTGGTCGTTTACCAGACGGTCCGTTTATCGATACTATGATCGCACAACACGTGATTAACGAAAATCTATCTGAATACAGTCTAGATAAGTTAATTGCTCATAACTTTAATGGGTTTAATCCGTACCACAAGGACGGTAAAATCGGTGCCATAATCACCGAAGTTCCTTTCTCAAAGGCTCGGCTATACGTACACCTAGATGTTAGGTGGACTTGGCTTCTGTACAAAAAGCTTTGGGCAAAGATTAAAAACAATCCGCAGCTTCTTGCGTGTCTACGACAAGACATGGAAGTTATCCGTGTGCTGATGGACATGGAAGACACCGGCATACCTGTAGACCACCGATCTATGGAAGTGCTAGGTCAAGAACTTGACAAACATTTAAACGGATTACTAATACAAATGATGGACTACGCCCCACCGGGATTTAACCCAGATAGCCCAAAGCACAAACAACAGTTGCTGTTCAACCCAAAGTCCGATGGTGGCCTAGGAATAAAACCTACCAAGTTTACTGAAAAGGGATCAGCGTCAGTAGACGAAGAGTCATTACGAAATATTGAATCAAAGCACGCTGTCGTGCCAATGCTTATCGATTGGGCGGAAACTAAGAAGACAAAATCAACTTACGTAGATGGGCTTCTTACCAAGTTACATAAAGGTTCTTTGCACCCGTCGTTCCATTTACATAGAACAGCCACCGGCCGTCTTTCATCCAGCAACCCTAACTTACAAAACATCCCAAGAGACAGCAGTGTAAGAAGTCTGTTTGTAGCAGCCCCTGATCATGTTTTGTTGGTTGCTGACTACGACCAAATTGAGCTGAGAGTCATGTGCATGTTTTCCGGAGATGAAAAGATGAGCGAGTTCTTCCTCACTGGGGAAGACATTCATGCTGGTGCTGCTGCTCTAGTCCTCAACAAACCAGTTACAGAGGTTACTCCAGAGGAACGTCAGTTAGGGAAAGGGGTTAACTTCTTAACTGCTTACGGAGGTGGCCCACAAAAGTTGGCTCGTACTACTGGGATTGACGAAGAGCACGCACGGTACGTAATCGACCAGTACTACAAACAATTCTCAGGTATTACAACGTGGAAACGAGAGGTAATACAAGACGGCATTCAACAAGGATATGTAACCACCCTGTCAGGAAGACGACGTAGACTTCCAGACCTACGGTCGTCGGATAAGACTCTACGTTCTAGAGCTGAAAGACAGGCAGTAAACGCCGTTGTTCAGGGTTCAGCTGCTGATATTTGTAAAAAAGCAATGATATCAGCACACAACACACTAAAAGAGTACAGAGCAAAACTACTAGTGCAGGTGCACGACGAGTTGGTTGTGATGATCCCAGAAGAGTTTTCAGAAGAAGGTACAAAGTTATTGATAGAATCTATGGGGGACGGTACCTCTATAAACAGCATTCCCCTGAAAGTATCCTGCCATTCGGCGTATAATTGGTCTGAGGCAAAGGGGAAGTAATGACTACTAGCCCTGTTGAAGAGCGAAACTTTTACCTATCTTTATCAATAGTTGAGGGCCAGCGACTAGCTCAGTCTGTTGGGTTTTCTGTCCCTTCTCCGGAAGTCCAAGAACATGAAGTGATGGACATCATACAAAAATGGTTTATACTGTCTGCCTCAGGGATATTGGAGATGCTACAGGAGTGTTCCGCGTGGATGATCAACGTTCTTAGGGAGCACAACGACTTTAGTGAGGACCAGTTAAAGTCAACAAAAAATATAATAACCTCTTTTGGTGTAGGGGTAATTGCCCATTTGCTAGATCAAGAGATAATATCTATTGATGAAGACGCATATTCTGGAACAAACTCGATAGAATCAACCTTAAGTTCAGTGATAAATTTTATTACACTTAAACCCGATAACGAGGATTACGAAATAGACGAAGAGGAAGAAGAAGATGAGTAACGATTGGTGGTCAAAAAAGCTTAGTGGAGCACAGCCCCAAAAAACCGCGCCAAGTTCGGTACCCCCTATATCAATACCATTAAGGTTCCCAACCCCTCAGCCTACCCCTAGGCCCTTGTACACAACAGACCGTCAAGATCGTTTACGTGATGACCTCCCTTCTGACGCTCAATTAACTATGGGTGAAGCAATCAAGTTGTGGAAGGGTGGGGAAGCCATGAAAAAGCAAGGTGACCTTACGTGTCCTGAATGCGGAAGCGGTAACGTATTTATACGAACTTCAAAAGCATCTTCCAACACAGTGCAGGGAAACGCACCTGCTCCCAGATGTTTTGAATGTGGATGGAATGGTATGTATGACCAAGCATCGCAGGCATCTTGGGGCGTATAATGTGGGAGGGTCAAATAGAAAATGGAGCACCGATGATCTCTGTTGTTTCGGTACTTAAAAGATTTGTGAAAAAGTTATTTTCAATAAGAAAAAAGTAATAAACAAAACAATTTGTAAACAAAAGGATTAAACCCAATATGAAGACTGACAACAGAGAGAGCCTTGAATCAATCATTGCCTCAATCAACAAAAAATATGGTGAGGACATAATTGTTCAGGGTAACCGGGTAAAGGAAGAGGTTCCCAGAATAACTACAGGTGTCCTAGCCTACGACCTAATGCTTGGTGGTGGCTGGCCAATGAACCAGTGGTCAGAGATCATTGGAGACGAGTCATCCGGTAAAACTGCCCTGGCTTATAAGACCATTGCCGCTAACCAAGCAGCTGATCCTGAATGGGTAGCTATGTGGGTAGCCGCAGAAGAGTTTGTTCCAGATTACGCCAAGGCCATAGGTGTAGACCTAGAGCGTTTATGGGTAATTGAAACCAACGTAATGGAACACGTGTATGACCTAGTCCTTAGAGCCATGGATAACCGCGCAGTTGACTGCATCGTAATTGACTCTCTCCCAGCCTTGGTGCCTGGGGACGAAGCAGAAAAAATGATGGACGAATTCTCTGTGGGTCTTGGGGCCAGACTTACAGGTAAGTTCTTCCGAAAAAGCAGTAAAGCACAAAAGCGTTCGTTGGTAAACGAGGACCGTGGGTGCACTGGACTTATCATCAACCAGTGGCGAGAGAAGATTGGTGTTATGTACGGTGATCCACGTACTACTCCAGGTGGTAAAGCCAAGAACTTCCACTACTTTTGCCGTGTAGAAGTAAAGCGTGACGAGTGGATCAAGGAAAAAGATGAACCAGTGGGGCAAAGCATCCGCGCTAGAACTATGAAAAACAAAACCTACAGACCCCAACAGGTGGCAGTT